ATCTCCATGATCCGTCCAATGATAGTCAGCATTACTTATCTCATCAGCAATAAGATCGTATATGTAATCACTATTAATCCAGCTAGTGATATCAATTCCATAAGCTTCCACTGAAACGAGTTCAACTAAGTTCTCCTCATCGCCATGATTAATATAAGTAACCTTAGCATCTAAAGTCATCCAAGGACTATCAAGCTGTACATCAAACTCTTGATGCCCATACATACTAGCGGTTCCCATGAAATATCTCCTGATACTCAAGCATATATTCAAGTATTCGTATCGCCTCGTTTGTAGCCTGCGCCTTACCTTCAAAGTAATTAGCTACCGGATGATCCTCACCCATTAGCTTTCTGTATCTTCGCATACCTTTTAACGAGGTAGCTCGGCTGTTTCTAAGGTGCTGCTTCCAATGCTCTGTAAGTTCTATGCTATTCATAATAGTATTCCTATGCTCTAGTGTATCCATCAAGTTCAATAATTAACCACAGCCCATTCCAAGGTACTTGAACAGCACCCTGCCCCATGAATACAGGCTTAACTTTTCTTCTGAAAGCTAAATAGGTTTGACCTTCATTCCAAAATATCCATTTAGCATGAAGGGTTTTTTGCTGTAGTTTCGTAAGTTGCATAATAAGTTCCTAGAATAAAAAGAGGGCAAAGCTACTACACTTTTGTAGCTTACCATTTAAACCGATATAGATCGGCAACGAATCCCCCATTTCAAGCTCTCGATTATTTGTTTTTACGATATACTCTTGGCCTTCTTCGGGCTTGAAGTCTCGTAATCTTTTGACAACACGCCAAACCTGTACGCCACCAAATGTTTTATGTGGTGCAATATAATATTTCATTTTACTTTCCTCTGTGGTTGTTGATCCATTCTTCAACGGTGTCGCTAGACTTTGCGGCATCGTCCCAGAATTTATTTAATTGTTCCAAAGACCATTTGCTCTGTTCTTGGTGCAAGCAATCCAAAATAAATGCACAGTAATCTTCGTCAGTCATTGCTGATCTGACCAAACGATTAGTGTTTATCATTCTTTCTTTATCTTGTTTGCGCATCACCAATCCCCTTTGCGAATTCGCCATAGAACATTTTCTATGTCTTTGTCTTTGAGTTTTACATACCGCTTCAAGTCTTGACGGAGCTTGCAGTAGTCAGTATGTGGTAGTGTATAAAGATGTAGAACAACTAGGTCATTGATTAATTCTTCCGTATTTTTCATAGTAGTCCACCAATAAAAAAGCCCCTTGGAATTTCTTCCAAGAGGCTCGACAACACGACATAAGATTTAAGCAGCGTTTTGAAAGACCACGGAGTGAACAGTCTTTCTAACAACTTCTTGCCTCTTGTGTCGCACTGAAGCGATATTAGCTTCTGATGCTTTCCTAGCGGCTGGTGCATGAGTTGACCAATCAGTGAGTGTATTATACACAGCCCACTTATTCTTGCCAAGCCTTGAGCGATAAGTAGACCACTGAAGCCAAAGATAATTCAAAGCACTATTGAATCGTGGTAGACCATCGAAGATCTCTGACCAGTTACTAGCGCCGCCAGCAATCAAAGCTTTGACTTGATCCAGACAGCCTGCGGCTTCAGCAAAAACAAACATGGCTTGCTGTTCAGTGACAGGAGTATTACTCCATTCATGCCACTTGTCTCGCTCAGTCTCAAAGACTTCAAGAGCTTTTACAATAAGCCTTGAGCCGCGATCAACGTCGAGGTTCTGAGTATGGCGACCCTTGAATACTGTAATCTCACCAGAGGTGAATACCTGAAGATTAAGACAAGCAAACTGATGGGCCGCAACACTCATCATAAAGGGCCAAGAACTATCAAAGGATGTAATACCCAACAAGACTAGCGAAGCATTGTCACCGTTAGGTGTCTCATAGGTATGGTTCGGTAGAGTATATTTTACAAACGTGCGACTACCATTATGGCTGGTTTGTATTTCTTCTTTGATGCCATCTGTATTCAGATCGCTGCGAAGAATAATATTACGCTGTGCTTGAATCAAAGTCTTAGGAGCTACTGGCTTATACTTAGGGCCGTGTACTCCAAGTTCTTCCATAGTATCTGTACGGACTACAGCAACCTTAGAAGAATGATGCCAGCCATCATTATCATCAAAATACATTAGAGGAACTGTTGCTACCTCAAAGTCTGCGGCTCCAAAGCCACCGAATACAGAGGGTTGAAACTCACGATTGAAAATAGATACTACGTTTTCCATGATAAACTCCAAGTTTAGTTTGACACCATCAAGTAATCATAATGTACTTTTGAAACTTCAAAGCCATTAGACCACACTGAATTTTTTGTAGCTAAAAAATTACACCAAGTATCCCAAAGATTTTCAGTACCTATATTGTGACATATAGAAATGTACTTGTTTATCTTTTCATCTCTAATGTGTTTAGACTTTAGAGACTTAGGAAGCTTCAAAACTTTTTCATCAATACCATACAATCTGATGTTGTGTAAGTCAATACAACCTACCAAGCCAGCAGTAAGCTGACAAACAAAACCAGCTTTAACCATACCAAGCCCATCAATTCGCAAGAAGATATTCATAAGAGAATATGCTTTCTCTGCATCTGACTTGTTAGAGTTTATAACTGCAAGGAATTGATTGAATATAAAACCCTTGCGTCTAGTTATATAGTCATAGGTTCTCCCTTTGTTGCCCCAAAGAAACTTTGAGTTACGTCCATTTAGTTTTACATCAGCCATCTGTTTACCAACAGCCGACCAAGGTTGCTGAATGCTTAAGACCACCATAGTAATTACATCAGCTAGATTATCACTAGACTCTTTTGCGTAATCTTGGATCGCTTTAGCGTGAACAGAATACATACTTACCTCTCAGTGTTGAAATCCAATGGCTCTAAGCCATACATTAAGAAATCTATCTGGGCTTGAGAAAGGCGAGGCATAGCCTCACCAATACTTTTTCTACCCTTTTGCCAATCGTCTAATTCCTCAAGACTCGCTGGGATTCTAATAACTTTTGGGTTATCTTCAGTGAGGCAGGAACTGAATAGAAAATCAGTATGCGACATTCTTTACAGCCTCCTTATCACTTTCTTCTTGCAGCTTCTTAAGCTGTTCCTCAAGCTCTTTAATCTTATCGCCACGATTATTAATAAGGTCATTGCGGTTCTCAATAATATCTTTTAAGCTTGCAATCTTTTCGGATACAACAGCATCTAAAAGTTTAATAAGCTCTGGTATGTCGCAAGATGTTCTCATGTAATCAATCATATTAAGGCCGCTGTCAAAACAGTAATCAACAATTTCTTCTTTGGTATAGTTGTTATCTTGGGCGGCATCAATGACTTCTTCTAAATCATAAAACTCAATAGAAACATCAGAGTCATAATCAGCAACGTCAACTTCGACAGTAATATATCCAGATACAGTAGGCATAACATTTTCTCCGTTAAGTTAAGTGATGCCAGCATTGGGTTAGATAGGGGCTGGCTAACCTATTCGCTGGGTTATTAACCCCAGCACACTGGCCTAGCTACTGTTTTCACTATCCAGCTCTGCCCCCCAGCAATCATACGAAAGGATCTTTAAAGCCCTTTCACCTTGTTCAAGGGCTTTAAAGTCCTGAAGTATTTTCAACATAAAGACTCTGATATAATTCGTCTCGATTCGTATTCCAAGGAAGCCCTCGACAACTCATACAAATATTATCGTCGGCTTCGGCATCAAATAATAAATGCTTTTCAGATACTTTAGATTTACATTTACCACACTCTTGAAACCATCCAGTAGGATATTGGCCCCAGAAACCACGGCAATTAGATTTTCTAAATTTAATCATACTAAAGCTCCTTTGGAGTTGTGGGTTCAACAACAACACGATAACCTAATGATTTTATTAGAGTTATTGAGTATGGCGTTAAAGTTTTAGTACCAGCAATCTCAGCGAAATGCTGCGCATTTACACAGACCGGATAGATAACTTCTGATCCGTAATTGTTTTTAATTTTTACT